AATCTCTCGGCATAGTTACGGCTCCACAGATCGAGACAATGCAACGAGGTGGCTTACCAGGGACTCGGCCTGCTCCTCGCCGCACACGACGTAGACCTGGCATCCGGCATTCTGCAACCGAGCATGCTCGCGGACCTGATGAGGCCTGAGCGCGCCGTTGTGCGCCTTCGCCTCAATCCAGGCATGCACGCCCGGGAGCATGACGAGCAGGTCGGGCGCTCCCCGGCAGTTCTCCCAGGAGCATTTACGAACCTCGCCGCCCGCCTCTTTGATGCGCTTTTTAATCAGCGCGACGACTTTGCCTTCGGGCGTCATTATCGGTTCTCCTCTTTTTTCTCCATGCGGCGGACGCGGGTCTGAAGCTGGAGGATCTGATAAGTGAGACTGTCGAGCTTATTCAGGAGGCCCGTCAGCGCGAGCGCTACCAAGGCGAAAACCGCAATTAAAACGATAATCAGGATGTCCATTTACTACTTCTCCTTAATCTTTCTTGTATCTAAGTGAAGTGAATCCCGCCGCCGCAAGCGGCAGGTCAGGTGCCCAACTGGGCGGAGTTGACATGAGCTTTTCAAGCTCGGTGTTGTCTTTAGAGAGGTCGGCCTCAGTGATAAATTCGTCGTGCACTGAGAAGACGATTTCAAATCCTGCTTTCTCGATTGAATCCATGGCGCCGATCAAGATGTCTGCGGCCGCTGCCTGGGTTGCGTTTTCCACGGCGCGGCCCGCATATGCCTTGAGCCTTTCCCACTTCCGGGAATATTGGTTGATCCCCATGTAGGAGAAGGTGCCGGTGCCGACTCCGCCATCCTCCAGGCGGGCGCCGGGATAGCAGATAAAGCGCCCGGAAGGCAGTTTCATACGGAGCCAAGATCCGTTTGTACTGAACCAAACCTTGCCGGCTTTAGCGGGCACGCCCTTGAGCGCGGAGACTGCGGCCTTGTCAACATCGACCCAAAACTTTTGTATTGCCGGATGCGCATCACGCCAGGCGAGCTTGACCGCTTCGCAGGCGATAAAAGTTTCGCGCTTTAAGCCGTGAGTGAGTTTCTTTTCTTTGTACCACTCATAAGACCCTTCGGCTTGTCCCCAGTAGGAGAAGGAAATATTTTCGCGGACATGTTTGGCAAGCTCATCCAGGTCGATCGAATATGCGGAGGCGAACGTGAGGAATGCACCGACGCCGCCTTGGTAACCGAGCGCAAGCTCCATGACCTTACCAATCTGTCTTTGGTGCTTGGTCACGTCTTCCGGACGGATACCGAAGGTGCGGCCGTAAGTCGCTTTATAGAGGTCAGGGCCGTGACCGGCGTCGAAGTCTCGGAATGCTTTGAGCTTCCATTCTTCTCCGGCGAGCCAGGCCAACATGCGGCCCTCGATATTGGACAAGTCGGCTACGACGAGATGCTTCCCGGGCGTGGCCATGATGCAAGACCGAAGGCAAGAGGACATGAGCTCGCCGGGCTCAGCCAGGTACTCGGCCCAGCCGCCCTTAATTGCTTCAATCCCGGCGTCAATGACATACTGCGGGAGTGTCGGACGCGGGAGGTTCTGCAACTGCATGAGACGTCCGGCGTAGCGGCCTGTGCGTGTCGCCCCGCGGAACTGGAGACATCCGCGCATGCGGCCGTCTGCACTGGTCGAGGCAATGAGTTTTTTGTATTTGGCAGTGGACGTCTTAGTGGAGGCCAGGCGAACGCGCAATAGTTCTTTAACGACTTCCGGCAGATTCTCGTCGTTGAGACGCCGCTCGATTGTGGACTTAGTGAGGTCCGGCAGGCTGACGCAATACTGCTGCAGGATGTGCGCCAGGAGCGCATCGCGCTGAGTTGCGGCCGCGACTTCTCCATTAGTGAGGTCTTGGGTGCGCTTGGCGTTTTCGGCCTTGAGCTTATCGGCCAAAGCGATCGCTGCACGGGCAAGATCGAGGTCCATCCGGACACCTCTATTATTAATGCGCTGGTCGATTACGAACTGGGCGCGATCCCTCGGGCCCCAATTCCAGGACGGCAATTTTTTGTAGATTGCCCGCATGGCTTCGACGTCCAGGCGGCAGTAGTTCACAAAGCGGGCCCAATCCTCCGGATCCGTCGTGCGGTTGCGCACGTTGCCCTTACTGTCGGGCTTGCAGAATTTCAACACGAGGCGCCGGCCGTCCTTGTCTTTCGCCTTGTCAACGCCGAGACCGTAAATCTCAGACAGAGCGCCCAGCGATCCGGGCAGGCCGTGGGAATACGCTTTGACCATACAGTCATCTACGCGCTCGAAAGGGATGTCGACATGGAGGTTTTTGGCCTTGCGCAAGACAGGGACGTCGAAATTAGCTCCGTTATGCCAAACGAGATTGACTTCCGGATCGTTCATTTCTGCTGCGGCCAGTACAGCGGCCAGCTCGAAGGGCATTCTCTCGCCCGTTGTGACGTCCCAAACCTTAGCCGGGCCGTCATCAATCGCATAGCCAAACAGCAGCACCTCGCAGTCTTCTGCGTACTGGTGAGGGCCGTTCATGATGTCACGGGTACTGAAGGTTTCTAAGTCTGCCCAGAGTGTTGTCATATTTAGTCTCCTTAATAACTGCCCCTCAGACGAAGGGCAGATGGTTAAAAAGGCTTTAGTTAGTTGGCCCCTGTTTGCTTATCAGGGCGGCTTGTAAGAGGTCCATTACGTTGGTCAAACTTCTGAGGTACAGCTTTTTGGCAAATTCTCCGAATCCGGAATTTTCAGGATCAAAATCACTTTCAACTTCAAGAGTTGTCTTAATTGCAGACATGACCGCATAGGCTTCTATCTCGGATAGTCCGAGCACAACGCCTTGTCCCTCCGTTTTAGTCTTTGCCATGGCTTACTCCCAGGGCTTCTTGTCGTCGTCGCTCGGTTCGTCATCTTCGATCACCTCGAAGTCGCTGGCCTTAGCAGGACCGGAACCGGAGCCGAAAGCGTCACCGTGCTTAGCAAACTGAATGCCGAGGAGTTTGCTATTGATACGACGTCCGCCCTTAGGGTTGTCCTGCGCCCAAATTTCAATGCGCGCATTGACGTAGCAGCCGGAGTAAACGAGTCCATCTTCCTTATAGATTTCTTCGCACTTCTGGTTAAAAACTTTCGGGCGCTGAGGATTACGAGCAGAGATAAACATCATGCCGTCATAGCCGTCGTAATCCTTAGTACTGCCGTCGCGCAGACAAACGCGGTTTTCTCTCACCAGTTTGGCCAGGACGTCCTTGCCCTTGGCGCCCCATTTTTCAGTGGCCACGCGCATCATCTCGTCTTCGACTTTTTTGACTTCCGGAGAGCCTTTCGGCATGAGGATGGAGGCGGAGTAAACGGGGTCCGAGCCGTTGGAAGACGACGGAGTAAAGACGTGTTCAAAAGAGAGACGGCCATAAATATTGAATGCCATAGTTGTGCTCCTTATTAATTAGAGATAGGTGTGAAATCGGATGGGGTTGCGGTCGGAGACCATGCCGGGCGCTTGTCTGCTGCCGGGACGACGGTCGGAGTCGGTTCGCTTCTGGTGATGATGGTTTCGGCGCGCTTCCACTGGCGCTCGCCGATTCGACCCGCCTTCATGAGTTTCTCCAGGGCGGTCGGAGTGATGACTTTGTAGGTGTAGCGCTCGTCCTCTTTCAGCTTGAAAGACTTGAGCATGGCTTCGGCTTCCGTATTGCTTGTCCATTGGCGATTGCCCGGGCGGCCTAAGACGAGTTTGAATCCTTCGACCTCAACGCCTTGCATCATTTGGTCATAGGCGGCCTCACGCACCGCGGCAATCCACGGCTCAAGAAGGTCGGCGAGTTGAAGATTCAAGGAGAGCTGCTCGGAGCTCAGGGCTTCTTCCGGAACAATCGGAATGTCCTGGCCGCGATCCAGTACCGGACGGAAGTCGCAGGCCTCTGCTGCCTTCTGCTGGAGTGCCGGACATGCGGCCTTAGCTTTGCAGAATCGGCAGGCATCAGCCGAAGGTTTGAGCGCGTCCGGCGGCAGAGGATCGGCGTGCAGATAGTTGATCGCAATAGACGCTCGCGCCCGGGCTTTGTTCACAAACTCATCCAGCTCGGCAGGCGTCAACTTCCAAGAGCAGATATTGTTAATGCGCGGCTGGAAGATCGTGAGCTCAATGTCTTTGACCTCGTCGATCACATCGAACAAGGGCAAGGCACCGGCGGCGTAAATCATGAGCTGGGTATTGTGCTCGGCGTCGACCTTCACGCCCTTACCGAATTTAAGGTCAATGATCTTGAGCGTGCCGTTGACCAATGCGGCGCAGTCGATTGTGCCCTTGGCATTAGCTTCACCGGTGACCTCTGAGACAGAAACCGGATACTCAATGCGGCGGACGCCTCCGGCGGTTTCGCGCTCAACGAAAAGGACATAGTCTTGGACGAAGGTCATGTTGTCTGAGCCCAAGGCCTCAGTCGGCTGAGGCTGATTTTGCGGATCAAGGAGGTGTGCGGCCCAAGCATGGGCGAGTGTGCCTTCCTCTGCATAAGAGGACGATTCGTCCGGGAAAAGGCGAGACAAAGATACGCTTCCCGGACAGGATATCCAGCGGTGTGCAGATGACGGGGATAAAAGAGCGTGGGCCATTACAGAACTCCTTCAGCTTGGAGAGCTTTAACCAGGGCATCGCAGAAAGCGGGCAGTTTTTCGTCCGGCAGTTCGGACTGGCGTCTGACGCCGAAGGAACGGAGAATCTCGGCACCCTTGGCGGGAGAATGCTCGAAGAGCTTTTGCAGTTTGGCCACCATGGCCTCACGGAGTTCGACGTAGTTGATCGGTGCGGCCTGGGGAGCGGCTTTAGGTTCGGGCTGAGGTTCGGCCTTAGGCGCAGGAGCCGGAGCAGGTGCGGTAGCCGGCGGAAGGTCAGCCGCTGCTACAGGTTCGTTAGAGGCGGGCTTTGGTTCGGGCGCCGGTGCAGGAGCTGCTTCAGCTTTGGGCTCAGGTGCCGGAGCGGCGGCCGCAACAGGAGCCTGCACAGGTTTCATGCTCAAGGCCTGTTTGATGATTTCAGCAAGCGACTGGAGTGCTTTGGTGTTTTCTTGGATGGCAGTTTCTAAAGACATAAATATCTCCTTTAGTCTTAGATGGAAGGGCGATCGGGGAAGAAGTCCCCGGTTTCTAGGTTGGAAATGGCGTAGCCGATCTTGTCGATTCGGGCACGGATGGCGTCTAGCTGGCGGCGGGATACGACGATCTGATCGTCCGGAGAGCCTTCGTCGAGATCGAGGTCATCGATAAGCGTGCCGTCCGGCAACAGAATCTTTCCTTCAGATTCGAGAATCGTGTCAGTTGCTTTTTCGAGGTCGGATGCATAGCCGCAAAGCTCCTTTTCAAGATCGCCTAGACCTTCGGTTACATCTTCATCAAATTTTCTGAGCGCTTCCTTTACCTCTTCGGTCTCCTCCTGGGCATAGGCCACGTCCTGCTGAACGGCCTCCAGGCGATAAGCCAATGTCCGAATGATCGGTGGCATATTGGCCAGGCCCTCGGAATGCAGCCAGGAGAGAAGCTCGTCATCAGTCAACTGATTGAAGTTGTAGGAGGCGAGGTTAAAAACTGAGTTCATAAGAGACCTCCGAGCAGTTCCGGAAGACTGAAGACGAGGTAAACAAAACCCCAGAAACCGAGGAAGGCGACGAGCGCGCCGACGGCGATTTCAAAGTCGTTAAAGTCGCGACGCATGACTGCCTCACTTAGTAGAAGAAAAGAAGCCGTTAAGTTCGGAGATGGCGGCCAAGGCGTCCAGAGGTAGTCCGCCAGTGCGACCGGAAACATCAATAAGGCAGGTTTGGAGAGTCAACCATGCGGCAAGAGGAGTTTTGTAAAACGTTGCATCCTGCTCATTCAGCCAGGTGACATATTTGCTCGCATTGTCGCAGGCCTTTTTGACGCGGCCGTTTAAGAATCTACTAACTGTTTGAGCCGGGAGGTTAAGAGCTCGGCCGAGTTTACTGGCGGTGAAACCGCGGTCGACCATTGCTTTCTTTAGGTCTTGGCGGAGTTGTTCGTCCGTTGAGAAGATGTAGGGACCTTCGCTTTTGGTATTCGGCATTTCGTTTGTCCTTTGAACTTAATCAATTCACAAACGAATTTAAAACTTTAGGAATATAAAATCAATGCCTAAAGTTTAAATAATTCCAATAGGAATTTTACAAGGCGTAAAAAATCCGCCCGTAGGCGGTTCAAAAAATTAAATTCAGCCGTATGGAAACATGACTCTAAGTACGGTTTTCCAGAAAATACTTACGACAACGATTACGCCCGCTGCCGAAAGGCCTAGATAAATATTATCTTCGCCTAATTTTTTTGAGATGTAGAGCGCCACCAGCAAGACAATTAGTCCTAAATGTGTGGCGTAAAGGGAAACGTATATTCCGATAAAGAAGTATACGGAAAATAGCATTGATAAATAGAAAAACGGGTTGTACTGAAGTTTTAATTTTTTCTCTGTTTTCTCAGTCAAAATATAAAATAGGCCCCCAAGAAGTCCGATAAACAATGGATGGACAAGAATTCGGTAGAGCGTTGAATCCGAGAGCATGTTGTCTCCTATAGCTCCACATACTTGCCAACCGCCACGCCTGCGATCCGCATACTCTGGGTGAACGGCTGGAATTTAGGGCCCGGCCAATCAGGATTAAGAGCCTTCAGGTAATAATCCGAGCCGTCCTTTACAAGTTTCTTGAGTGTCGCTTCCGGGTCTGCTGCGCCGTCGTCAACTGCTGCCACAATGCGTCCGGATTCTGCCGGAACTTCAGGATCGATAAAGACAATGTCGCCTTCGTAAAACATCGGTTCCATGGATTCGCCTCGGACCTTTAGCGCAAAGCCTTCGTTACTGATGCTCACTGGGCAGATGTACCATTTATCGAGGTCATCAAGAGAGGAAACTGCAGTAGGGAGTCCGGCTTGTACCCAACTGATTAAAGGAACGCGGCGAAATCCGGCTACAGGATCGGCATCTTTAGGAAGATCAGGCGTATAAATCAGCTGGGCTACTGAAACATTCAGGACGCGCGCTATCGCTTCAGTAGTATCAATACCAGGCTGTTTCGTCTTGCCCGTAAGTATCTTGTTGATTGCCGACTGGGTAAGACCTGCGGACCTTGCTAATTCGTTTTGGGAGACGCCGTGTTTTTCCATTAGCGCTCTTAGGTTTTGGGCAAAAGTAGACATCGCACGATCTCAATAAAAATTCCAATGGGAATATTTTAACAGCCTTAAAGTTGTGTGCATATTCCGAAAAGAATTAGAATCTATTAACTAAAGTTGTAATTCTTGAGGTTTATATGGCCGCTTCATTACTCTCACCCGACGCCGCAGTTTTCAAACTTGAAAAAGCCGGACTCAAACAGCACCAAATCGCTGCTCTGCTCGGTATCGCCCAGGGCACAGTCAGCAAGATCAAATCAAAACGCTACACGGAAGTCAGCTACAAGATCGTCGACAAGCTCAGAGAACTTGTCGCTCAGCTTTGTACGGAAGAAACCAGAAAAGAGAAAGCAAAATGACTTCAGCTTTTATTTTTGCGGGCAAATGTATTCGGGACGAAACATGACTAAGACCAAGAGAGATTTTTTTGAAATTGTAAAGGAACGTTCGGCAAAGATAACCAGTGCTCTGAACGCCCTGGAATTGGCCGAGCAGAGTTTGGAAAAAACAAAGACCGCGGCCGCTGTCAGGGGCGACGGCGGCTTAATCGATGTAAGAGATCTTGCATTAAACGTCATTACAGCCAAGAAGCATTTGGACGAAGCGTTGGCGTTTTTGATCGAGTCTCAGTTAGACGAAGAAGAAAAGGTGGTTTTATGACCCAAGAGAAAGTTATTACCTTCGACCAAGCCGCCCAAAGGCTTGTCGACAACGGCTATCTGCCGATACCGATTAAGCCGGGAGAGAAGTTCCCGGACCTTGAGAAAGGATGGACATCCTACCGATTCAAGCCGGACGACGCTGAGATCCATGCCGGCTGCGGCATAGGTCTGCTCACGGGACAGGGCGAGCATAAAGTGATCGGCATTGACTGCGATATCACTGATAAAGACCTGCTCAAGCTGCTGCATGACAAAATCACCGAGTTCTGCGGCGGCCGCTCGTTCTTATCCCGTGTCGGTAGATTTCCCCGGACATTGTTCTTAGTCCGGACAGACCAAAGTTTCTCCAAAATCTCCTCGCACAAATTCGTGGACTCTCACGGCCAAGATCAGCAGTTGGAGATCCTCGCTAAGGGGCAGCAATTTGTCGCGCTCGGTATCCATAAAATTACCGGAAAGCCGTACTCATGGATCAACCAGGAGACTCCGCTCGATCATCCGGCCGAATCCCTGGCAATCGTCACAATGGAGGAGGCTCAGTCGCTTGTCGGCATTGTCAACGACTACGCCGTCAAACACGACTGGAAGCTAAAGGAAAGAGGCGGCGCCGGCCGCTCCGTGTCCGCTAACGCAGGACCGCTTACGGCCTTCGACGTCGAGTGCATGAAGTGCAGAAACATCCCGCTCTCGGAAGCCAGGAAGATCATCAGTCATATTGACGCAGACGCATACAAAGACTGGCTTGAGGTCGGCATGGCGCTGCACCTGGAGTACGACGGCTCGGACGAAGCATTCCGACTCTGGGACGAATGGAGCAGCAAGTCGGCAAATTATCCGGACAAAGGATCCAAGGCACTCGCGGAAAAATGGGCGTCATTTGTTGAAATCGGCAAATGCAAGGAAGAGCTGATCCGCATGCCGACCGTAATCGCCAAAGCTGAAGAGGCCAAAGCGAGCAGAGAAAAGCAGATGCGAATCGCGGCTAAAGCGGAATTCACTGCCGCACTGGCTAAATGCGTCGACGAGTTTGACGTCGAGACATTAGCGAGAAAAACCTCACTGTCCAATCGAGCAGACAGAGAGGTTTTCACGAATTACGCCTTAAAGCGCCTGAAAGAATTGGGCGCCGGATCAATCACAAAGACGAGTATACAGGGATGGTTTAAGAAAAGTACCTTTTCCGATTACGCGCCCAATGAACTCGGCCTGGCCGAAAGGATGCGCGACACCTACAAGGGCGGATTGAAATGGGACTGCATCAACGGTCAGTGGTATACATGGAACGGAATCCGCTGGAAGAAAACGCCCAACGAGGCCATCATGGGCTACGCCAGGATGACGGTCGAATCCTTATTTGAAGAAGCCAAAGGCCTAGACAGCGAGAGCGCGGTTAAGCTCAAAGACTTCGCCTCTAAGTGCTGCAATCCCAAGACCTGGGAGAACATGCTCAAGGCTTTTAAGTCTTTCTCCGACGGAGACAATAGCGTACTCATCAGTCCACACGAGCTCAACCAAAATCTGCGCTACTTCGGCGTGAATAACGGCGAGATCGACCTAAAGACCGGTGAATTTATTCCCGGGGATCCCGCGCACATGATTACGCTCCATTCCCCGGTCAACTACGACAAGGACGCGACTTGTCCTTATATCGACGCCAGGATGCTGGAGATATGCAACGGTGATCCGGAGATCGTTGAGTTCTATTACGACATTTTCGGCGCCGGAATGACAGGCCGCCTGCGCAGGTCGTTCTTAATCATGTTCGGCCTAGGACACAACGGTAAATCCGCGCTGCTCAACCTGGCGATCAAGATGATGGGCAACGGCCAAGAGGGCTATCACGTCGGAGCCGACCAAAAGACTTTTATCGAAGGCAAAGGCGGCTCGGCCGGCGGCGCCAGAGAAGACATCACGAGGCTTAAAGACAAGCGACTGGTGACACTCGTGGAGACCTCCGACGGAAGCCGCCTCAATAGTTCTCTGGTTAAACAGTTGACCGGCGGTGACCCGATGACAGGACGGCAAACGTGGGCCAAGAGCTCAATCACTTTCACGCCGTGCTGTCTGCCGGTGCTCGTGTCCAACCATAAGCCGATCGTAGAAGACCAGAGCGAGGGCATGTGGGATCGTCTGCTGCCCGTGCGCCATCTGGGCAACTTCAACGCCGAACGCGCGGACCCCTTGTTCGACCAAAAGGCTGAGGCCGAGCTTTCCGGATTCTTGAATAAATGCATTGCCGGCGCCCTCCGCTTTCAGCAGCGCGGCCTGCGGGTGCCGGAGGCCATACGTAAAGAGCAGAAAGCATACAGATCGGCCCAGGATCCGATGTCGGACTTTTTCTCAGAGCACTGCGTTATCGAACCCGATGCGCGGTGGCCGCGGTCTGAGGCTTACAACGCCTGGAAGCAGTATGCAAGGGACTCTAGTGTCCCGCAGTATCAGGAACGGAAGAAATGGTTTTTTAACGCAATGGAGGAAAGAGGTTTTGAAACTGTCTATCAAAAAGGAGTTATTTGCTTTAAAGGCATCAAAGTAAAAGCAGTCGGTTTTGAGGCTGTCGATTAAGGATTAGAGGGGTAAAGGGTGTAAAAACGCAAAAATACTATCTATTTCTAAAACTTCTCTCATATACGCGTATAGGGAAGTTTAGGAAAAGGGTCTTAAAAATGCGTTTTTGCACCCTAACTAAGGGTTTCTACTATGTTATTAGAGAAGGAATCAAAGGTTTTAGAAAAGTTAAAGGTCTTATCTGTCGCAGTCGACTATGCACTCAAGGCGGGGCGAGTTTGGGACAGCAATCTGTATCACGGAGGCATGTACAACTGCCCTCCTATAAAGGATGTCCTCAATTTTATGGAGACATTCCACGCTCTAGACGCTTTCGTCTACGGCACATGCGCAGAGGACAACTTGTTCGGGTGCGATCCCGCAAATCACTGGACGATCCAGGTCGGCTACTCTGAATCGGCGCCCAAGGCATGGGAGGGAGACGACAAGAGCGGATACTGCGAGGCCTATGCAGTGGTGACGTACAACCGGAAAGGCGAGAGATGTGTACGCATTTTCGGAATCCCGGAGACGATTGCAACGGTGTACGCGAGACTGTTTTTTACAACGCGGTTAGACGGCACGCCTTTTGACGTCGGTTTCCATAGCTCAAACGGAATCGTGACCGAAGTTTGAGCTTTAGCGGTTTAGACGCTTCCGGCGGCGGCAACCCGCTGGAGGCATCCCGGGGAGATAAGAATGGCCGAAAAACAATCAACCTATCAACCTCATACGGTATTACCTCATGACGCCCAAAGATTACTCACTGAAGCCGCGAAAGCGGCACAAAAACTTCATGGACTCGGCCGCCAGCGGACCTTACAAGCGGCGATTGAAAGAGTTAAGAGAGAACATCCTGAGTACTTTAGGTCTTAGGGCCGGAGGCGTCGACTTTATCGGCCCGCTGGGAGCGTATGTCGGCGAAAGCCATCAGGCCGCGAGATATACAGACAATGAAGTCCTGCAGTGCATTGATTTACGCCTGGCAGGATTTTCGCTTAACGAGATATCGGCAAAGATGGAGATACCGAAGCGGACGGTGAGAGACTTTTTCACTGGAAGAATAAGAGGGAAGCACCCTGTAAAGTTTGTTAAAGCAACGATCAATAAATAGGGCGGGAAGGCGTCAAAATCGACCGCAGGAGAGCGATCGGAAAAAATTAATATGATTTATCGTCCGACGAAATTTGAACGGCTGTAGGAGCGGAAATTCGGTTTTAGCAGTTTCGGAAATAGTGCGCATTATTGAGCGACAGCCTCCGATAATCAACTCATTGATTACGGAGGTTTTATTATGTCGAGCACCAAGTTTGGAACAATAGAACGCCTGACACCGAAACAGGCCGCATTTGTCTCCGAATACCTGAAAAACGGCGGCAATGCGACAGAAGCCTACAAAAAAGCGGGATATAACGTCGGTACGGATAATGCTGCGGCAGTGAATGCAGCTCGATTGCTCAGAACGCCTAAGATCACCCGCGCGATAAGCAAGCGGCAGGCCGAGCGCAACGAAAGAATGCAGTTAGAAGAGGACTTCGAGCTCAAAAAAGCGATTGATATCCTTGAAAAATGCTCTGAGCCGCAACAGGTTTACAACTTCGACGGCAAGCCGAAGAAAGACAAAGCGGGCCATGCTGTATTCATGTTTGACTCCAAGGGCGCGAACCAGGCGCTCACAACGATATGCCGATTAAGAGGTAAATTCAGAGACAAGCTGGAAGTCACTCAGGACGTTAGTGACCGTGCCAATCGCCTGGCGCAAATCCTGGCGGCAGTGGAAAAGGACGAGAAATAGCGACATAGCGGACGTATCCTCCGCCACGTTATCCATATAAATCAATGACTTATGAGCACTATTGCTATTTTATCCACCAATTTGTCCACACGTCGGCAGTCGGATAAGGCATACCCGCCGACGGCCGGCACCTCAAAGCAAACGGGGTGTGATCGAGCCGTCCCAATCGATAACCCGCGATGGATTGAGGCGGGGTGACGTAACGGCGAAGGGTGTTCGAAATTCGGCGGCCGGAGGGGTGAAACCCCCAACTCAGCCCCGACGAGGGGCGTTATCATGGACCGATAGGCAATATCTGTAATTTGACCGCGCGAGGGGTGATTTTATTCGCCCGCTCCATTCCCATTCCTCATAACCGCATTTGTATTGACGGTGGTCTCATGGACAATGAAAAATTAGCAAATCAAAATTACGAACTGAACTTACAGAAGCTCGCAGTGCGGTTCAGTAACGATCCGCTCGCATTCGTGCGCCACGCATTCCCCTGGGGCGAGGGGATCCTAGAGAAATACGACGGGCCCGACACCTGGCAGGAGAAAATCCTAGGCGACATTAGGGACCGACTGCAAAACGGTGCGACCCGCTACCAGGCAATCCAAATTGCCGTGGCGTCCGGACACGGAATCGGAAAGACCGCTTTGGTCGCCTGGGTCATTCTCTGGGCGATATGCACCTATCCGGATACAAAAGGCGTTATCACTGCGGAAACGGGCCGTCAGCTTTTAACCAAGACGTGGTCCGAGCTCCATAAATGGCATTCTGTCTGCATTTTCAAGGACTGGTTCGAGGTCGCGGCCGAATCGATCTATTCTCTCCAAAAGGGCCATAAGTACACCTGGAGAATCGACGCTATCCCCTGGAACGAAAGTAATACCGACGCTTTCCAGGGCCTGCATAACCAAGGCAAAAGAATCCTCGTTTTATTCGACGAAGCGTCCGTGATCGCCGAGAAAATCTATGAGGTTACGAAAGGCGCGCTGACTGACCGCGATACGCAAATCATTTGGTGTATTTTCGGAAACCCGACGCGACCCGAGGGCGCCTTTTTCGACGCTTTTCACAAACAGCGCCACCGCTGGCTGCACTACAACATCGACTCCAGAACGGTCAAGATTACGAACAAGGAACTCTTGCAGCAGTACGTGGACGACTATGGCGAGGACTCCGACTTCGTGAAAGTTCGTGTGCGCGGTGTCTTCCCGTCGACATCTGCCAAACAGTTCATTACGCGAGAGGACGTGGACGCCGCAGTCAACCGCCCTGTAGGCGTTATGAATTACGCCGCCACCGTTGCCGTCTTAGGCGTGGACGTCGCACGAGAAGGCGACGACAGATCGGTGATCGCAACTAAGATCGGCCGCGACTGCACTATGCCCTTGAAGATTTTCCGCGGGCTCACGGGTCCCCAGCTCGGAGAGCAGGTCATTCTTTACGCCAGGGAGCTGCAGAAACTCGGCATCCCGAAGATCTACATCAACATTGACTACACTGGCGTCGGCGCCTCACCCTACGACTACATGGTCGACAAAGTACCACACATCCACAAGGTGATCGCGGCCAACCGCTCCAGCAACACCGAGCGCTGGGCCAATAAGAGAGCGGAAATGTGGGATCGGATGAGAGACTTTATCCGCGACAACGGGTGTTTGCCCAATAGCCCGGAGCTTGCCGACGACTTGTGTATTCCGGAAAAACTCCTTGACCGCAAAGGACGCTTGCTCCTGGAGAGCAAGGAGTCAATGAAAAAACGCGGCATGAATAGTCCGGATACAGCCGACGCGCTCGCCTTGTGTTTTGCCGTACCGATCCAGGAGTATTTGGACGGCCCAGCCAATATGCCGCGGCTCACTGAGAGACGGAAACGTCAGATCCGAAACCCCTACAAGTCGCTGTAAAAGTGCGCATTGAATTTGTCCGGAGATCGACAATGCGCCCATGGAAAAAGTATTGACCTTTAGACCTGTCACGGTCGCGGAAGTTTTCGGCGCTCCGGACGCCGACATGCTGATCTCGGAATACATGGCCGAGTCAGGCAACCCCTTTTTGCCTCAAAAGCCGAACGTCGATTATTACCGCAAAGCCGAGGAGTCCGGCGCCTTCAAAGTGATCGGCGCCTTCAGCGGTGAGCGGCTTGTCGGTTTCGGCTCCTTCGTGCTGACCGTCATCCCGCATTACTCCACAGTGACGGCCTCCGTCGAATCGGTCTTCTTGTCTAAGGACTTTCGGCTCGGCGCGGCAGGGGTCCGCCTCATTAACGCTATAAGCCAAGCCGCTAAGGACTCCGGCGCCTCAGGCATTTACTGGGGATGCAGGAGCGCCTCACGCCTGGAGACTTTATTCGCCCGGGTCCCGAGGTTTACACGCATGAACACCGTTTTTTATGAGGCCCTGGCATGACTGAAATCGTAATCGCCGAAATACCGCCCAACACGTCCGGAGAACTGGAGGCTATGGCCGCAGGCGTCGAGGAAATGCGCTCGGCGCCCCAGGTCGAGATTAAGACCAAAAGCTTCATTCATGCCGGCATGTATTGCCGCACGTGCTTAGTCCCCAAAGGCGTGGCGATCGCCGGCGCCTTAATCAAGATCCCGACGGTCATCATGGTCACCGGGGACTTCGCCATGACCTGCGGCGGCAGAACCGTCCGCTTAAAAGGCACACATATTTTCCGAGCCTCGGCAGGACGCAGACAGATTTTTGTCGCCTACGAGGACACCACTATTTCCATGTCCTTTGCTACCAAGGCTAAGACGCTCCTGGAGGCAGAGGCCGAATTTACTGACGAAACCGATCTTTTAATGTCACGGGGAGAATGAATATGAGCGGAGCAATTTCTGCCACTACAGCTGTAGCAATCAGTGCCGGCGTGGCCGCGGTAGGTACCGCCGCCTCCGTTATGGCGAGCAACAAGCAGGCCCGACAGCAGAAGGCCGCGGCCAAGGAAGCACAGCGCAATAACGAGATTACTCAGACGAAGGCCCGCGAGGATATGCGCCGCCAGAACGCCAAAGAGGCCGATGTCTCCAGCATTTATGAGCAGAACTTAGATCAGAACGCATCCGGAGGCTCGACGCTGCTGACAGGGCCCGAGGGCATCAATAACTCCGATCTGACCTTAGGCAAGGGCAACAAGCTCGGAGCCTAAAAGCGAGGCACCGATGGACAAGAAGGAATTACGTGCGCACATCCTGTCGCGCTGGCAAAAGCTCAAGACGGAGCGCGATCCCTTTATCTCACAGTGGAAAAGTATCGCCACGCATATCCGGCCGGCAACAGGCAAATTCCTGCTGCGCGGGCCGAAGAACGAGGCGCGCGAACGCTTCAATGAGATTTTCGACAATACGGCTACCGGCGCCAGCAACCTATTGTCCTCCGGATTGATGTCCGGACTTACGGACCCTAGCCAGCAGTGGTTTTATCTCACGACCGGCAGTCCCACACTGGATGAGTCTCCGGCCGTGAAGCAGTGGCTCGCGGATGTGTCCCAGGTCATCTACATGGGCCTATCGAGAACGAACGCCTATCAAAGCCTGCACCACTTTTGGCTTGAGGTCAGTCTCTACGGCACGGCCGCCATGATGATTCAGGAGGATGATGAGCGTGGCTTTTACTGCTACCCGTTCACAATCGGCGAGTATGCGATCGCCTGCAACCATAAGGGCATCCCGGATACTCTGTATCGCGAGCTGATGATGACGGTCGCGCAAATCGTTCAGCAGTATGGCTATGAGAATGTCCCGCGCGGCATTAAGGCGCTCTATGACCAACGGCAATACGACCAAGAGAAGGCCGTCATCCATGCCATTGAGCCGAGATACGATCGCGACATCACCAAGCAGGACAACAAGAACATGCCGTATCGTGCGGTTCACATGCTGGTCGACGCCGACAGTGACGAGCACTCGATTCTCCTGGAATCCGGGTATAACGAATTTCCGGCAATCGTGGGCCGCTGGGGAGCAATCTCGACCGATACCTATTCCTGCGAATCTCCGGGCATGAC